AGCTACCAGAACCAACGTTTGCTTTGGCGTTATCTTTGATGTGATTGACAATAGCTTGTGCTATTGCATCAATTGCTGCGTTATTTGTTATTTCTCCATTGTCTACGTCAATAGCGTCAACGGCGGATTTAATTGCAGCGGCAAGAGAGGAAGCATTCATTGCCATTCTAAGTCTCCTAATATATTAAAGCCATTGGCTTATTTTGTCAACAGCTATTTTTTGAATGAGTCAAGCTTAGCTTTTAAAGCTAAAATGTCTGGTTTTGCGTTGAGTGGTGATAACCCATAATATGTATTGACTGTGGTATTTGCTATCGTATTGACAATATCACTCAACAAAGCAATCAGTTCTTCTTGGTCATTGTACACTGAATACTTAGACTTCGTATGTATCTCTACATTACCGTCTTCTTTCAGTACCAATTTATTGTCTTTGAACTTCAGAACAACATCTTTTGGGTCTGGTTGTAAATGACTATTTTTTGTGTACAATCCAACAACAGCAACAGCATCGCTCATGTCGTGCATACGTTGCGTTGGTTCTGTTACTGAACTACCATCACCCTCTAACCATTCTTCAATGTTACGCATCGAGAATTCAAGCCAAACTGTATCACCAACTTGAATTGGGAATGATAACAACCCTCCACCAGCAGAAGGGTTAATCACAGGAACATTGAATATCTCAGGACACTCACTCACTTGTCCATCAGAATGCTGCATATCAATTGTAGGACGAACAGAAATAATATTCTTACTTTCGTATTCAGAATTGTCAGTTACAATAGCTGGAAGTCCAGTGAAGATTTGTGACTGCAATGATTCCAAATGACTTTTCATAAAAGCTTTTAAGCTCATGCGATCTCCAATACTATTTCACTGTCCCATCCACCACCGTCTAAATAAGACAATCGTGTATCAACTGAAATTACTTTATACAAACCTTTGTATTGACCTTGTGTGATTCTGATAAGCTGACCTATCTTAATACGATGGTCTAAGAATGTTACCAACTTGAATCTTGCAGGAGTTTCAACTGAAGGAACTTCTTGCTTTGATTCTTGTTCTGGTTCCATTGACTTCATCAGGTCAGCATTAATGTCATACTGCACAGTGAATTTATTGAATGTACGAGGATGAATGTATAACTCGTTTAATGTGATGTACCAAGAATAATTAAATTGCTCACATACTTTATCTAACAACTGAGAAGACAATCCTTGGAAACTATAACCACCCTTAGCCACAGTTTCTGCTGGAGATGGTAACGAATCTAAGTTCTTAGCTTTTGTTTCCAGAAAGCCAGTGGCAATCCCTTGCTCTTTCATTGCGCCAGCAATATCCGTAAGGATTTGAGAATACTTTGTATTTGGGGGCCAAGCAAAAGATACTCTCGAAGTCTTTAATTGAACGTTACTATCTACACACTGTATCTCTGTAACAATATCCGTACCTTGTTTTCTACTAAAAGCTTTCTGAGATGTTCCAGTGAATACTATACCAACATCATTACCATACCCAGCTTCAAGGATTACGTAAGCATTCTTTCTTTCAAGTTTAGCTCTTGTTTCTTTTGAAGCGTTGAACACTCTGATGACTGATGTAGCTACATCACCTTCTTTAGCTGCGCTGTTAATCTCAGCAGTCATGTGTAAGTTGGTGATCATTACGCTATCACCACCGGAGGTGGTTTTGGTCTGATTGGCAGTGTCTGTAGAAACGCCTACAAGGTTCCCTGTTGCATTATCTTGTTGTAGGAATACGGTAGGGTGGTATGTCTGCTGTAAAGCGCTCAGGGGGCTTCCTGAAGCGTTTGGTGAGGCTTTCCATGCCGTAGAATAGCCTTGTTTAATATTCGCTGGTGCAGACCCACCCGTATACGTGACTTTCTGTTCAATTACACTCAATCGGTAACTGCGGTCAAACACCAGTGACATTAGAACACTCCCGCTTCTTCTGTGTTAGTGAGATAAACAAACTCATACTTCAAACCCTGTCCAAAGTTATTACGTCCAAGGTCTTCAACACTATCTGTACTATTCACAATATAGATATTACCACCCAGAGGGTTATTAGATAATTGCTTTGTTGCGCATACACCGAAGCAAAGCTTAACACCATCCATCAACGTATTCTTGTTTACATCAAGTAAACTGAAATACCAAGAGGATTCTCTTGTGTTCCATTTCATTACGGAGTAGAATATCTGATTGTTTAAGCTGATACGTGTTTCAGAATAAGCATCTGTCGGAACAAATATAGATAAAGCCATTACGTTGCTCCTGCTACAGCGTCAGGAGGTGTTGCACCACCAAGTAACTCAGCAGCTTTCTTCTTTGCAGCATCTACATCACCTACTTGTTCACCGATTGCGCGCCACATACTATCATCTCTAGTTTTAGTGCTGGACTTGCTCCCACTATCTTTCTTTTCAGCAAGTCCATCAGCTTTCGCTTTTTCTGCATTCACGGTATCATCAGAAGATTCACCAGCCACCTCAACTAGAGATGCTTTAGCTTTATCAACAATCCTGACTTGTTCAATTGATATATTAATGCGCCAAGAACCTAGTCCTTCAACAACACCCTTAGTGCCACTAAAGTCTGTAAACAAACAGTTCTTGTATGGAGATAAACGATTGTCTAAGAATACAGTGAATAGTTCACGAGATTTACGTAAAGCATCTAAGCCTTGGATATAGTCTTTAATACCTTTTTGTGGAGAGTTCTTAGTGAGATTGACAACCTCGGTGATTACACCAGATAATGTAAAAGTAGAATTTTCAACAACGGAATGATCTGTAATAGAAGCCCCCGATTCAACGGGGAACTTCGTATTAGTGTTTCTATGTTGAAATCCTACATCAGTAGTAGCGGTTAGCTCAAAGACATCACCAGCTTTTGTTTTGATGTAGAATACAGCCATTATCTAGCTCCCACTGCTTGTAAATCAGTCATTCGCTCTAATTCCTTCTTCACACTCTCTCCGGCTTTCTCTGGGTCAGGTGAATTGATCGTAATACTAATTTGACCACCAATAGTATTTTTAGAATACCAAGAAGTATAGTCTTTCAAAGCCGATATAGATAAGTCCCACGAAGTCTTAGCGAAACCTTCGAGGACAGCCAACACTGTTGAACCATGTTCTGTTTGAGAGGCATGTGGTGTGTTTACACCGAGCTGTTCACCGAAACGGTAGAATGGGTTGTTCGTCAGAATACTGTCGCCTGTGGCAAGTTTAGCATCTTCAGCACTACCCATACCAAACATTAACCTACGTTGTGCGTGTTTCTTTTTACTCTGTTCATCTGTCCAACCTTTATCGTCAAACAAACCAACAACGTCATCATCAAAGTATGCCCTGATTTCATCTAAAGCACCAATGATTAAAGTAAGAATCATTAGCGGAGTCTTGAATGCAGCACCCATTACTTTAGCTAACAGACTCATGTTTTTAGCAATCAATGGAATACCAACCAGAAGACCAGCAAGAGGGTTGTCAACAAACCATCCGATAGTTTGACCTACTGACTCTACCGCTCTTAGGAATGTAGCAAACCACTGTGTAGCTACTTTAACAACAACGGATAAACCATCAAACACTTTCTTGTATATTCTACCAAGACGTTCTAGTGTGGCTGTGTTATCTTCTACAAGTTTAGTGATAGTCTTGTAGAAGTTCTTCAGACCTTCAGTGAAACCACCTTTGTCTAAGTTCTCAGCAGTAATTACTGAGAAAGCGGCTTTCATACTGTCTTCGACGTTACCTAGTTTATCTAATGATTTAATGTAAGCACCGTTAACGTCTAACAGGTCTTCCATAGCCTTAGTAAATGGTAGTATGTATTTCATACCCACTTTACCTTGAGCCATCATTTCAAACAATTCTTTAGATGTTTTACCTGTAGCTTTTTGTAATGCTTGCATAGCTATCGGCAGGTGATCACCTAACTGGCCAGTAAGTTCCTCTGCTCGAATGCCTTCTTTACCGAACATTTGAGTTATTGCTTTAGTTGTTAAAGCTAATTCACTCTGAGACATTTGTAAAATCTTGCCTGATTTGGTGATTGACTCAAACGCTTGTCTGGTTTGATCTAAATTGAATTCACCTTTCATCGCAGCACGTAACTTAACAAAGTCTTTGGTAGTATCTTTAAGAGACAAGCCGTTCTTAATAATAATACCTTTCAAGTATTCAATGTTTGATGCTGTTTCTTCTGAGCTGGATGATACAGCAGATAAGCCTGCACCCATAGCATCTAACGCCTTCACTTGCTCTTTGAAATACGTAGTGCCAGCAAACAAAGCATACAGACTAGCATACTCTCGCACCATGTTGCGTGTAGAGTCCTGTAAGCTACTCATTGCAGCAGCAGCACCTATGCTATGTCTACGCTGTTTCTCAAGCTCATGGTTCATCCTAGACAGTTCTTTTGTCACTGTTCTAAGCTGATCAATATTGCCCGATGCAATAGCTGCGTCAATCTTAGCACCACCAAGAGGACGATAACGTTCTACATCTCTTGCAGCACGAATGAATGCATCAGCACCTTTCTGTGTAGTTTGTTTCTGAGCGCCTTGAAGTAATGAAGCTTGTTGCTGAGAGGTGTAATTCTGAAAACCACCACCCTTCTTGATTGCATTGAATGTATTGTTTGTGGCAGAACCTGTTGGGCCAGTCATCAGCGTAGCTACACGGACATTAGATTCTTTTAAATCCCTGTTCAGTTTAATTACACTGGCCAG